CCCTGATGACTTTGTTCATGTATGGGGAATGTCAAAGTGGATGGGACTGTATGAAAAAATGGTAGATAGTTTTGTTGATGTAGTTCTGGCATCTACCGAAGAGATGGTAATGCACATGAAGATTGCCGGATGGGAAGCTCCTATATACAACATCTCTGGATTGGCATTTGGTAAAGATGAAGTACAGAGCAGAGTATCTAACATCTTAAAACCGTTTGATCAGCGTGCTATGCGAGTAGGATTTGCAGCACGATGGGATCAAGAAAAGCAACCAGATTTTTATATGGACTTAATTGAAGAATGGAATAAGCGTTATCCACAATTAGGTGTTGAATTTTGCGTATTTAGTGGTGGAAAATTAAAATCAAATAACGAAAGCTACATGAAACGCACACGAGATCTACAAGCGTCTGGATTATTAACATTGCACGAAGATTTAGAAAAGAATGATTATTATGCATTACTCAATGATACTCGTGTTTTATTTAATTGCGCTTTACAGGATTGGGTTTCAAATACTGTTTCCGAAGCAGATGCATTAGGCGCAAATGTGTTATATCCTGCATATCGTAGTTTTCCTGAAACTTTTTCTAATGATCATACAAGACTGTATGTTCCTTGGAGTATAGAAGATGCTATAACCAAGTTATATTCATTACTAATAACTCCAAGTCCTAATATAGGTAAGATTTCTGATTGGACAGATGGTACCATTGATCGTATTTGCGATATTATAGAAGATAAAGGCAAAGAATGGTTACGCATGTCAACTGATTATCGTACTCATACTAGAAATAGTAAGTATCAATAGATATAGAAAATATTAGATGCAGAAGGTCTAAAATATAATATATTAGTTGACTTACATCTAAATACGTTGTATAATACAAAATAAAGGCAATCCACTGCCAAACCATCGGAGAACACCATTGAGTGAACAACAACTAAGTGAAGTAATTAAAGAACGAATGCGCCAAGATGGAAAAAGATTTTGGGCAAGTGATAATATTAGCGATTATGTTTCTAAAGAAGATCGTAAAGCATTAATCGAAGAAGCAACGGAAAAGTTCGAAGCAGTGTTAGATACACTGTTAATTGATAGAGATGAAGATCCTAATAGTCAAGGAACAGCTCGCAGACTTGCAAAAATGTATTTTAACGAAACCATGATTGGACGATATCTTCCTATTCCAAATGCAACAAGCTTTCCTAATGAAATTGAAGAAGGATACCGAGGCATGTTGGTAGTTCGGTCCGAATTACAAAGTATGTGTTCACATCATCATCAACCTGTTAATGGTACAGCATATATTGGAATCATTGCTGCTGATCGATTAATTGGATTGTCAAAATATACTCGTATCGCTCAATGGTGTGCAAGACGAGGAACATTACAAGAAGAATTATGTAACGACATTGCCCGAGAAATTATGATAGCAACCGGCAGTAATGATGTTGCAGTTTACCTAGAATGCGAACATGGATGTTGTAATCATCGAGGTATAATGGCGCATAGTAGTTTGACTCAAACTACAGTATTAGAAGGATCATTTAAAGTTGATACCAGTACAAAAAAAGAATTTTTTGATAATATTAAATTACAATCAAGGAATGGAAAATGAGTGTGTTAAAAGATTTATATTCGGTTTGGAAATATCGTAACAATCCTAATCAGGCACTCGGATGTGAAAGAAACGAGAAACAATCCAGGATTGATTTAACCGATGGGATAAATCTTCGACTTCAAAAAGTTACTGGAGGACTTATTATTCAATCATCTATCTATGATTATAAAAATGATAACCATAAAAATTCAACATATATAATAACTGATGAAAAAGACCTAGGTACTGAAATTAATAAAATTATAACAATGGAAATACTAAAACAGTGAGTTCAAATATTGAATACAGTATTGACAAACAATTATCTTCGTTAGAAACTTTTTATATAAGCCCAATTCAGTTAGGCCAATTGTGTGAGAAATTTCCTGCCTTGCAAAAATTATGGAACGAATTTAAATTAATTTACGAACTGTGTAGAAGTAAAGACGATACCAAATAAAGGAAAGAATGAACAATTTTATACTTACTCAGCAACAATTTAATAATCATGTTTTAAAAATATGTCGCGATATTGCAATTAGTGGGTGGAAACCTGACTATGTTATTGGTATAACAAGAGGTGGATTATTACCAGCAGTAATGATAAGTCATTTTTTTGATATTCCATGTGAAACATTAAAAATCCAATTACGTGACGGGACTACAAATGAATCAAACTGTTGGATGGCAGAAGATGCGGTTGGATATATTGATCAACCAAAAAACATTTTAATAGTTGATGATATAAATGATACTGGTGCAACATTAAATTGGTTAATGAAAGATTGGCAAGACACTTGCTTACCTAATAGTCCAAAATGGAAAGAAATTTGGAATAACAATGTAAAGTTTGCAGTTATTGCCGATAATGTAGCAAGCAAGTGTGATGTAAAAATGGATTTTGCTGCAATGGAAATTGATAAATCAAAGATTGATTTATGGATACATTTTCCTTATGAATCATTTTGGAAATTTGCACAATGAATCAAATTACAAGATTAGAAGGATTTGTTGAAAAGGGGTGGGGACACGAACTAATATGGGCAACCAATGAAAAATACTGCGGAAAACTTATGCATTTTCACGAAGGGGCAAAATTTTCAATGCATTTTCACGCTGAAAAAGACGAGACCTGGTTGGTATTGAGTGGGTGTTTTATTGTCGAATATATTAATACAAAAGATGCATCAGTTCAATCAAAAACACTAGTAAAAAATGATGTATGGCGGAATGAACCATTATTACCCCACCGACTTATCTGTATAGAAAAAGGTGATATTATAGAAGTATCTACACCTGATAGTGTAGAAGATAATTATAGAATTTTAAAAGGTGATAGCCAAAAATGAAAAAATTGGTTGCACGAATTATAAGTGAAGTGTTATACTACTTAGGTGATTGGATCAGTTACCCAATGCATTGGTTTGATTGGTATTGGTTATATCCTACTTATAATAATTTAATGTGCTTAAGTGGTGAAATTCAAGACTGGGCAGGAAATAATAAACCGTGGAAAATTAATGAAAAAAATTAAAGCAGAAAAACCGGCAACCGGTATTTTAAAAAATTTCGATTTTGGTAATGCAATGTATTATACGATCGTTTGTCAATGCGGATCACCAACTGATAACGTTGAATTTATTTTAGAAGTTGATCGATACAATATTACGATGAATACGGAATTTACTCCAAAAACTGCATATTGGAAAAATTTAATTGATGAAAATAGTAATATTGAAAATACCTGGTTATGGAGTTTAGATATTGGTATTCGCTCTTTTATCAACGGACTATATCATCGGTTTATGGTTACATGGGAAGTTTGGACAAAAGGATATGTAAAATATTATCAAACCACAATAATGACTGAACAACAAGCTATAAATTATGCTGCAACAATATATCAGTCTGTTGAAGATTTAAAAAAATTTAAGGAAGGCAATGTCTAAAATTAAAGTATCCGAGCTTTTTTATTCCGTACAAGGAGAAGGAAGATATATGGGAGTACCTAGTATCTTCTTACGTACCTTTGGTTGCAATTTTTCTTGTAAAGGATTTGGTATGCCAAAAGGAGAATTAAGTAAGGAAGCAGATACCATTGCATTGGTTCACAAAACTGAACCTTTTAAATACTATGAATCATTACCATTAGTAAGTACAGGGTGTGATAGCTATGCATCTTGGCACCCTACATTTAAAAATCTTAGTCCATTTTATGAAATAGATCCCCTTGTTAAAAATATTATAGAATTATTACCAAATGGAGAATGGAAAGATGAACATCTTGTAATAACTGGTGGAGAACCATTATTAGGATGGCAACGTTCTTTTTTGGAGTTATTAGAGCATAATGATATGTCAGGGTTAACAGAACTAACATTTGAAACAAATGGTACTCAATGGTTAACTGATGAATTTAAAGAATATCTTAATAATTGGCAATCGTTATATTATAATGGAAAATGTAGAGAAATTACTTTTTCCGTTAGTCCAAAACTAAGTTGTAGCGGCGAAGAAAGAAAAGATGCAATTCAACCTGCAATTGTATGTGAATACGAATCAATCGGATATACATATTTAAAATTTGTAGTTGCATCCGAAGACGATGTAATAGAAGCATTAGAAGTAATTAACTTATATAGAGATTATGGATTTACCGGTCCGGTATATTTAATGCCAGTTGGAGGAGTTAATGAAGTGTATAATTTAAATAATAAACGAGTTGCCGAATTGGCATTAAAAAATGGTTTACGTTATAGTGATAGACTACATCTTCCATTGTTTGGTAATAGCTGGAATACATAATGTACTTAGATGGAATATTTGAAATGTTAGATATAATTAAAAAAGTTTTTACTAATAGAAAAACAAAAAAAGAAGCAAAGAAATATAAGGTTACTTCAAAAACATTAGATCCAAAAGCGGCTGCAACTGCAAATAAAGAACCATGGATTGTTGTATTAGAAACTCATGTTAATCCAGAAAACCCTAAAAATGGTTTTTTTGATCTTGATTGGAATGAATATTTTGTGCTGATGTTAAGAAAGAATGGATATACCGGTGCATCGGATGAAGAAATTGTTGATCAATGGTTTAGTGAATTATGCAGAAATGTAGGAAGTGAAGAGAATATTCCAGGAATAGATAGTCGAGGGTTTGGATATATCAACCATGCATTACGTGATGATGGCAAAACAGAGGTAAGTTAATGACATATATTTTAGTTGATACTGCAAATTTATTTGCACGAGCACGATTTGTTGTACGTGGACCAATTGAAGAAAAAGTTGGAATGAGTTTACATACAATGTTAAGTAGTGTTCGTAAAGCATGGAAAGAATTTAATGGAAAACATGTTATTTTTTGTCTTGAAGGGAAATCATGGCGTAAAGATTATTATGAACCATATAAACGTAATCGGCAAGATGCCAAAAATGCTCTAAGTCCAAAAGATGCCGAAGAAGAAAAACTGTTTTGGGAAACATTTAATGATTTTACAACATTTTTAAATGAAAAAACTAATTGTACAATATTAAGAAATTCCAAATTGGAAGCCGATGATTTAATTGCCGGGTGGGTTGCATTACATCCTAACGATAATCATGTTATTATTTCAACAGATGGTGATTTTGCACAATTAATTGCACCAAATGTAAAGCAATATAACGGCGTGTCTCAAGTTACAATCACACATGAAGGATATTTTGATGAAAATGGCAAACGTGTAAAAGATAAAAAAACTGGGTTAGAAAAACCTGCTCCAGATCCAGAATGGTTGTTATTTGAAAAATGTATGCGCGGTGATACCAGTGATAATGTGTTTAGTGCATATCCCGGAGTTCGTACAAAAGGTACAAAAAATAAAATTGGTCTTATTGATGCATTTGCAGATCGCAAAACAAAAGGATTTAATTGGAATAACATGATGTTACAAAAATGGGTTGACCATGAAGGTAAAGAACATCGAGTATTAGATGATTATGCACGTAATGTTAGATTATGTGATCTAACAGCCCAGCCGGGTGACATTCAACTACTAATTGAAGATACAATTAAAGAAGAAATTGAAAAAGAAAAAAATGTGAATCAGGTAGGTATTAGACTTATTAAATTTTGTGCATCATATGATCTTGTTAAAGTAAGTGAACAAGCACAAAGTTATTCGGAGCCACTGAATGCAAGATATCATCAATAAAGAGGATCAAATGATTACAATAGCAAAGGTACTTATTCCAAACAAATACTGGATTCTTGAAAGCGAAGGTGAGAAATTTGCAACCTTAAGTAAAGACAAAAAAGGTTATAGCCTTTTTTGTAAAGGACAAAAAATAGAAGTTAATACATTAAATGAAATTAAAGAACGGTTTGGTATTACAATAAATGAAGATAGTTTTGTTAAGGAACATATCCCGGTCTCTAAAACAACAGATATCTATGGATT